GTCGTAACACCGGGACGTCCGTGTTCCAGGTAAGGTCGTTGGGAACCCCATCCTACGTCGACTGTGAAGTCTTTGTTGGAGGCTATATCGTAGACCTTTTGAAAGGATGTGTTCCACTCCGCTGGTGCAGAAGACCAGGGGTCATACACAATCTTAATACGTCCTTTATGGTAATTGGACGAAACAATCTGGAATCTAAATTTCATTGTCCCTCGCCAATGCCTAAATGGCATGGTCGCAAAGCAACAAGCAGGCATATGAAGCTCAGTGTTGTTCGCTACTGTCTGCTGGGCCCACACGGTAGGAGTTACCATGCCGTTCCACAGAAGTGTTTCAGGGTTTGACGCGACAGTCCAATCAAATGACGTTAAATACGTCTCGCGCATTGCGATGGATTTAATGGACATCTCGTCGGTATTCCCTAGACCAGTGACACGGGGGTCAATAGTCGTCTCCTGTTTGCAGTCCACCGTTAGTTTCGTGGTGGAGTCTGGGACATTAGTGTTCGACATGTTGCCAGCATACGTCGGACGATACGGGACAATATCGTTGATGACGGCTGGTCTTGAATAGCCAAAGGATGTGGCTATTGATGATACTGCACTTGCAGCCATTTCCGTGGCGCGTGCATAAATGCCAATAACGGGTGCGGTAGATAATGCACCAGCTGCTCTCGCGATGATAGATGCTGGTCTCGAAATGGGACCTGATCCGTATTCATCTCCCTGCGGGTCGAGTAGTTCTCGACTCTGCGGCAAGAGCGTGGAGGGATTCGCCACTGTAGGAATGCTGATCGACATGTCGACGCACTCTGCTAACACGGTAATAGTAACCGAATCAGTGGCTCCATTGGCATGCTTCAGGTCGTTGATGGCTTTCATCACGACTGTACCCATTTCTTGCCACTCAGATTGTGGTATAGATAGGGCGTTCTCGTACCAGAAGAAGGGCAGCAACATTTCGCCACCTTGAGACGTGGTTGGATCCAAATATATATGGGGCCTTTGCGACTCACCGACTATATCGACCTTGAAAAAGGCTCGATCGGTAGAGAAGCCGTCTGATCCTGGTAAGGGCAGGTAAGAAGCTATTAACCTGCCGTAATGGAATCCGTTTCCATTAATCATGAACTTTAAACGTAACTTCGATCGTAAGAGAGCGTAGTTTGAAATTCTGTTAATGACGCGTGGGTCCTCGAAGAATAAACTCCAAGGGTCAAACTTAACCTGAAAGTTGGTATCAGTAGTAGCCCACTCGTATTCAGCAATCTTAACTGGCCTCTGAAAGAAGTCCCCCAGGTTTTGGTCTGGGGCATCAGCGACTCCATAAGAGGAATCAGGTTGACTGTCAACCGCATACCCATACGATGGGTTTTGGTCTATAAATGAGACTGTTTGTCTCTTTGTCGATCCTGAAGTTTCCTCTACGGAATATGGACGTTCGCTGGACTGTGGTTCTAGTGCACACACACAATTAGTAATCGTGAAGTAGCACTCAGGGCACACTCCCGGAGATTTATCGTCATCCGAGAGGGTCAGTTGGTCTAATTTTACAATACAATACATAGATTTATTTACATTATTATTAGTAGAAGTAACTGACTTTGATTACTTGGCGAGACATTACAGTTATAAATCTCGTTGCAACACAATTTGTTTGCTGACAAGGCGTCCCCTAAATAGGGGTTGGACACGGGGGTCCTGTCTTCATGCACACAAGCCTAAAACATATATCACAAATGGTAAACATAAACATGCAGTGGTAATCAATATGTACACAGGACTCTTCAACTTTCTTTCACCATGGTCCGCACAGGTTGCACGACGAGTTTAATGACATCCGGGGTCGGGGCGAGCTTATTAGCTCAAGTCGTCGCCGAAATCGTAATCCAGCTCAGCACCAAAAGAAGTGACAAACGTTAGTTCGAAACCGATCATCTTGTAGGCGCGAATGTGTGCAAGGGGTTGCAACAACCCCAGCACTTTTCCATACTTGTTCAATTGCTTATGAAGTTTATAACGTCCACCATGGGACGCTTTTGCTTCTAGCACAGCATAGACATTCATGCCGTCGACACATCGGTGAAACAAAGCGTCTATTTCACCCATTGGCATCCCTTCGATAAGGGAAACGTTTTTGCCAACGCAACCAAATGAATTTCGAGCAAACACAATTTCTGCTCTTCTCAATTGTTCCTCTTCCGTGATTTCCGTCGTGGAAGTGGGGGTCATCCGTTTAGTAATCTCTGCCTCCAAAGCTAATAGCTTTGCTTTATGACGCAGGTCATTCGGGTACCTGTTTGAGAGTTTAATCATTGCATCGCGCGTTTGAGTTAGTCTCCTGTAGCTCCAGGGAGAAAAATCTCGTACATAAGGCTCGAACTCAGTTTCACGAGGGCGTTCCTCGGATTGAGTATCGAGTTTATACCTTTGACGGTGCATATCCATACGTTCGTCATACGAGACATCCAACTCCTTGCACAACCAAGCGATGTCAGTTGCTTCGGCCACGCGCTTCATCTGCTCGCGTCTCTTCTCATAAACTTCTTCCCCGTGGAAAAACCACTCACGCAAAGCGCCATCAATATTAGTGGCAGCGTGTTGTTCAGGGAGAACATCTTT